AACATCGTGGTCAGAAGATACGAGACAAAAGAAACGAGATACAGAACTTGCCAAACAGAAAGGTCGTCCAGTGTGTCAGTACACGGAAGGAGGTGAACTGCTCGCCGTTTTTTCGTCGGCAAAGGTGGCTTCTGAACAAGTACTATCTGCTAATCGTTCATACATTACACAATGTTGCAAAGGTAAGCGTGTTTCATCTGGTGGATTCGTATGGGCATACAAAGGCGATCCAGTTCCTGTGTACACCAAAAAATACTACAAACAAGTTGAACAACGCTCACAAGCGGGTGATCTGATCGCTGTTCATCAGTCATTGACCCACGCACAGCAAGCATCAGGTGTTGAACTTCACAATATCAGTGAAGCGTGTCGAGGCAAATCAAAAACCGCTGGTGGATTTACGTGGTGTTATTATCGATAGCGGTTTGTAAGCTATTGACCGTATCCTGTAACCTGGCAAGATGTGGCTTTCCGTAGTTTTCCATTCGGTTCGGTGGGTAGTTCACAATCGCTTGTTCATATCGCTTAACTTGGTCTTGTGCCAGTTGAAGAAGATGTTGTAATTGTGCAAGTGTCTTGCCCGCTAACCTAACCTTCTTGCCGTTGATAAATGGGTAATTCATACGTTTAGTATTGGACTAATTCTGGAGTATCATCCTGCTCAACGGGAACTTCAACGGGTGCAACTTCGGTCCCCTTATCGTCACGTTCGATTGGACTATCGGAATACCGGGTTCGTGTCTGCAATTCAAGTGTGGACCGTATTGTATCAAAGTCACGCTCATCTTCGATTTTTGGACCCCCCTCATCATTGTCATCATATCCATATGATGGGTTCAAACCAGAATCAATCAACAACAAGTCTCGAACGTCGCGTTGGCGCTGTTCGTGATTAAGATACTGGATGAATGAGTTCTTAACGCATTGTGTAAAGAACGCAAATGGATTGTTGCTTTTCTCGGGATTGAAGCTATTCCACGTTCGTACAAGCATCATCATTGCGTATGCCTGCATGTCTTCGTTGTATGAATAGTTGACAAAGTTACCCTTTTTGGCATACTTTGAACACAACAGTTGAAGCATTTTCGCCAAAGCATCAGACATTTGTCCTTTTTTCTTTGACTTTTTGACCTCTGCGAGCAGTTCTTTGTTGTTAAGGTATATTACTTTTCCAGCTTGGGTGATCGAATTCTTTGCTGTTGGTACTGGGGGTGCTTTTGTTGCCATGGTTGGTTTTATACCTTCTTGGTGAGGTTTGGTTTAATTATCGTGTAAAAAATGTGAAAGGTCAACGTATAAATATCTCAACAGGATCTCGTATCCAACCTGTGGTGGAGTGCTGAATGGCAGACATTGACAATAATTTCAAAGTAAGATTGATTCCAATAGCCAGTCTATTGTACGGCGGTGACCCTGCGTCAATACGCGAGAGTCAAGTTGCGTTTGATGTTACGCCAACGTTTTCTGAAACACGAACAGCAGAATATGCAGCTGTCACTCCTGTTCATATGCCAGGTGCAATGCAAGTGTACAAGCATACAAACTCACGACAGTTTGAAATTACAGCTCATCTAATTTCACGAAACGTTGCTGATGCTGTCAAGAACATGAAAAATCTCCAAACGCTCCGCGGATGGTTAATGCCTTATTTTGGTGGTACGGATACGCTAACGAATAGTAACAAGGAAGCTCGGCGAAACACATCATACGGAGCTGGGGGTGACCAACAAACTCCCTTGACAGCAGAGGAACGTGATGCAAAGGTACGCGAACGTGTTCAATCAGAAGGCGTTCAACTTCGAGGTGCACCACCTGATATTTTGTATTTATACGCATACTCAACGGGGGCAAGTGATCTTCGTGGTGGTGGTCCAGTAGTCAACATTAACCGTGTTCCTGTGGTACTTACGAGTCTTGGAATTACATATCCCGAAGATGTTGACTATATTCCTGTGTACAACACGGAATACACACCAAACTCACGAACAGATCCATTCCCCAAAAAGTTAGATGTGACAATCTCTTTGGTAGAAACACACTCACCACGTGAGTACGAAAAGTTTGATTTACTTGCTTACAAGCTTGGTAACCTTGTTAACTTCTAAGGATATAACATGGCAGCTTATCAACGCTCAGATCAACAACGAGGCGGCCGCTTTGTACAAGGTGGAAAAGTTGATATAAAGGGAAATCGGCTTGGTTGGTGGGAACGAGTTGTGTTCCCAAAATCTCCAACAGATATTTCATACACAGTCACGGCTAAGTATGCTCAACGACCAGACTTATTGGCGTTTGATCTGTACGGTCGAGCTACGCTTCAATGGTTCATTATGCAATACAACACTGTATCAGACGTATATGAGGATTTTACAGAAGGTACAGTTATTACCCTTCCAACACGTTCCCGTCTTTTTGGTGAACTGCTGTCAAAGTCCACGTAACTATGAGCGTATAAATACGCACTATAAGGAATAATACCAGCGATGTCCAATCCACCTAACAGACTTGCGTCTTTTCGATCGTACAGCTATTACCATGTGTTAGTGATGTGCGATAGCAGTCAAACTGCTGATGCTCTTGCAGAGAGTTCAGATCTCAATGTGTGGGAGCACGCAACACAAGATACCCGTGTAGTTGATTCCCGGCCGTTCACTCACGATCTCGGTCCATATTCACCAAAGAAGGTTGAAGGCGCTGGAAAATACATTGTTTTGATCAATGGGTCCACTGATGCGTCGTTTGTAATCGAAACAGCAACATGGACGTCAGCAACTGGATCAAGCGCAGTACCTGGCGATAGATCAACATCAATTGCTGTTGAGGGTTCATTGAAACTCTCAGAACCAAAAGGCGTTGCATTCTTGGATCAAGTGGTTAAATGTTGTGTAGCGCTTGGTGTTGATAGTGCGCAAGTGGTATATGTGCTCAAAACGTTTTTCATTGGATTTCGTGATGATGAACAAACGCACGACGGTATTGGGAACCGACAAGACTTCATTGGTGACATTCCTCCCGTTAATTTCATCGTATATGATGTCACAGGATCATTCACAGAAGCCGGTGGGTCATACGAAATGCAGTTTGTGGCCGCCGGGCACGGGGCAGCACGACTTCCACAGTACAGCAAAGCTGTAAACTCCATGAGTTTGACAGCTGGTGATAGTTTGAAGGAAACCCTAACAAACCTTCAAACAAACATCAACGACAGTTATGACCAATACTATGATTGCGTATACAAACAAATTGCAGCTGTTCAAGGTGATTCAGCGGATTTGCTAAAAGCATTGCGCTCTGTCAAGTACGTGATTGAAGTTGGTAGTGATTATAGTGATGCAAATGAGATGAAGTATAAGGTATCAAATCAATCCCAGCAGTATAAAAATACTGCTGGATGTGGAGATGCTGCACAAATCACATTCCCTGCACACACAAGCATTGAAACAGCAATTGGCACCATCATGATGATGAGTCCGCAGGTACAAGCGGACATGACAACCGGTGATACAGCGACAGGCGTGAAGTACGAACATAAGATTCATACAGCCCTTGTTTCAGAGCAAGCTTCTGATGCAGAAGAGGGTGTGATTGATTATACCGTATATTACCGCGTTGAGCGGTTTATGTCACCAAAAACTATAACATACAACTCGGCTTTTGATGAATTGCAACGGGATAATGTTGATTTGAAAGATCCTCAAAACGCAAAAATACTTCAAAACATCATTGAGTTTGATTACATGTACACAGGCAAGAATATTGATATTCTTGAATTTGACATGAAGGTCAACATGGGAATGGCGTATTTGCAAACTGCAACACTTGCAAATACGTTCAAGAGTCAGTTAGAGCGGGCTCCAAACCGCCAGATGCAACCCTCTGCGGCTGATTTGAATAGCCACACAGTGCGGTTTGGAACAATGGTTCAGACGCCAGTCTTCTTTGGATCACAAATCAAAGCACCTAACATGATTAACTCGCAGAATGCGGGGGATTCAATCCAGAGTGCATATACAATGACGAAGCATGCTTCGTTAGAAGTAACAGATGTGTCGATGAAGATAATTGGAAGCACTCAACTGCTTGGTTCAACTAACAAAACTACTTCTTCCAAATACATTGTAGAGTCAGCCACTCGTGTACAAGAATTTACAGAGCAGACGGAAGGAAATTTCCCTGATTGGTCACACGTACCTGCATATGTGAAAATCAAAATTAAAATGCCACGTGAAAATGATGATTTCGCGTTGTTTACTGGGCAATCAACAACTGGTGATCCAAGAACTGATCCTGGCATCACTGATTATGCTCGTGACTTTTGGTTTGATGGATACTATTACGTTGTTGGAGTTGAACACGTATTTGACGGTGGTGAATTCTCACAAGTTCTTCAACTATTAGGATTGCCGAAGCGAAGCGCATTCCAAGCAACACAGGAAAACGCAACAACAGAAACAGCTATTACTGCGGGTGTCGGATCGTGCTATGATAATCAAATTGGTGCGGGCAGTACAGCGCCAAACCCAACCGTGCCTTCTATGCCACCAGCAGGGAATACTGAACCAACAAACCGAGCTGATGCAAACGCAGCCAACTCAACTGCAAAAAATCCTTCCGACGTTGTGGGATGGGACAGCGCGTCGCCTGCTGTCAAATCAGCGATTATTGATGCGTCTAATCGCTACGGAGTTGATGTTGTGGTAATGGCACAGTTCGCAGCAAAGGAATCTGCGTTCAATCCTAACGCAAAAGCTCCAACATCAAGTGCTTCTGGATTGTATCAGTTCATTACAAGCACGTGGAACGGCTTGGTTAATCAAGGAAAAATTGCCGGTCTTCCACCAGGATCTCCTGATAAGCGGTTCGACCCACAATTTAACGCTGCGGGCGGTGCAGTATTTCTTCGAGACAACGCCAGAGCGATTAGATCTAACGATGTTGGTGATTTGTATCTCGCTCACTTTCTCGGCCCGGCAACTGCTGCAAAAGTAGTATCCAGTGATAATAGCAGTGGTGGAAAAGAATTACTAATAACAACACTCGGCGCAAGCGCTGTTCTACGCATTTCAAAAGCAAACCCATCAATTGTCAAACCAAATACAACTGTTGGAGAACTACGCACATGGGCAGCCACTTCAATGGCTAAAACCTTGAAGAATGGAATTAAGGTGGCTGATCAGCGAAAAGCAACCCCACCAGCAGCTGCCGCAAATGCGCCAGGACAAACACTGCCGTCATCTAATCCACAAGACGCCCGTAGAACTGCTGATAAGCAAATTGCTGCACAACAGAATGAAAATGTACAGGCAGGAAAAACAGATACTAATCCGTGTGGTCCTACGGCAGGTCAAGCACCACAAGATCGGCCAATACGAGGAGGCCAATAATGCCAATGTTCACAGCCCAACAAGAGATATTTCAACAAGGGGCACAATCATCCCCAACAATGCCGTTCATTACACTTGGAATGGTGGTAGATACTAATGATCCCCAACAAATGGGACGAGTGCGTGTATTGTGCGCACAGTGGGGTGATACGTGGGGATCCAAGGCAGAAGATCTGCCTTGGGCATTGTATATGTCACCGTTTGGAGGGCAGCAGCAAGTTGGCACGCGTGGTCCAGGTGTTCAAGAATCAGAGGGCGGCGTAGCATACGGAATGTGGGCAATTCCAAAGGTTGGATCACAGGTAGCTGTTGTATGTATTGACGGCAACCCAATGACACGGATGTATTTTGGTTGCGTGTTTGACCAATTTACTCCACATACTATGCCGCACGGTAGGTTCATGTATGATGACCACCCAGAATTGGAGAAAGCTGGAAGTGATCCTGCTCCGTACGGGCCGTATACATCAGCTGAAAAGTTTATTCAGCCGTTAGCAACAAACCTAAAACAAGCGTTTGGTAATGTCGGTGAGCCAAACCACGAATTCCGGTCACGAGCTGCTGACTACACAGTATCTCGGTTAGACATTTCACAATTGAACCAAACGTATTCAAAGGTTCAAGATGATAAGGACATTCATCACGAAGATTGGACGTCTACACAGGGATATCAAGTTAGTAGAACTGATCCAAACGCGCCCTCGTCATTTACTGACAGAAACTATGATTCAATGGTGTATTCGTTTACATCACCTGGATTTCATTCATTATCAATGGATGATCGTCAGGAGAACTGCCGAATTCGGTTGCGTACAACATCTGGTCACCAGATTATAATGGACGATACGAACGAGCGAATCTACATTGCAACAGCAAAAGGAAACAACTGGATTGAGTTGGATCAGGACGGAAACATTGATATTTTCACTGCCAACAAGTTGAATATTCACGCCGCAAAAGAAATTAACATGACGTCAGACGAGACAATTCGTTTGTATGGCAAAAAAGGTGTTCACATCAAATCAGATGATGAGCTTCGAGTTGATGTTGCAAAGGATATTCACGTTAAAACAGCTCAAAACTTGCGGATACATTCAACACAGGCCACATTTGTACAAGCTGACGGCGCGCTGCACATTAAGACAGCTGACACAATGTATGCAGAAGCTGCATCAGCATTGAACGTTAAATCAGGGGCTGCTCTCAATCTACAATCGGGTGCAGCTACCAATATTTTGGCTGGTGGTGACATTATTGGTACTGGATCAGCCGTTCACTTCAATGGACCAGGCGCAGGATCAGCAACAGCTGCAACAGCCGCATCTGAACAACTGGCTTTCTGGACCAACCGGGTTCCAGATCATGAGCCATGGGCGCGAGTAATGACAAAAGAAGACACAGCTCACGATCCAGAATTTGATTACACCAGCAAAGAGGTTGGTAAATCCGAACGTGGTCGAACAATTGACCGCGGAATGTACTGGCGTAGATAACAGAGCGTTGCTTCCGATAAATACAGAACACTAACAAGGAACAAGTGAAATGACAAAAGGGTTGTATCGTGGGTATTCATCATACGAGTATCAAGCGAAGAAAACGTTCAGCATTACAGATATTGAATTGGTCAAGCTTGACTTGCTCAATCATATCTTTACGCGCCGTGGTTCGCGCGTGATGATGCCAACGTTTGGAACCCGCATTCCTGACCTTGTGTTTGAACCTCTTGATGCCATCACATTGGATGTGCTTGAAGAAGACTTACGTGCTGTATTTGCGTTCGATCCGCGAGTTCGCCTATTAGAGTTGGTAATTGCTCCCGAGTACGATTCCAACGCTGTTACAGCCAGTGCAAAACTACTCTATATTGAGCTCAACCTTACGGGTAATCTTGATATCAACATTGTATTTGAGGGTTCATAATGAGCAGATTAGTCGCAAGAGCAGAATCATGGGAACGGGCATATGATGCGTTTCAAAACGTAAATTTTGCTGCGTTTGACTACAATACCGTCAAACAAAGTTTGCTTGAATACATCAAACTGTATTTTCCTGAAACATTCAATGACTTTATTGAATCAAGTGAATTCATTGCCATCATTGAGACATTCGCATATATTGCAGAGTTGCTGGCATATCGCCTTGATATCAACGCTCATGAAAACTTTATTTCAACAGCACAGCGGAAAGATTCGATTCTGCGGTTGGCAAAACTGGTGTCATATACAGCTTCTCGTGCACTTCCAGCACGCGGTCTGGTAAAAATCACATCAGTATCTACGACAGAATCTGTTGTTGATTCGAACGGTAATGATCTTGCAAACCGAACGATTCGGTGGAACGATGTTAGCAACACCAATTGGAAAGACCAGTTTATTCTCGTAATGAACCGCGCATTGGAACAAGAATTTGGATCTGTTGGTCCAACGGATAGATTCCAAGTTCAGGACGTATTGTTTGAATTGTATTCGTGGAATTTAACACCGTTGCCAACTGGTGTATTTTCATATTCTGCAATTGTCAATGGTCAAAATGCTCCAATGGAGCTGGTTCCTGTCACGTATGATTCAAAGATTGGGATTCTTGAACGTCGTCCTCAAAACAATGCCAACTTCACATTCTTGTATGGTCAAGACGGACTTGGAGATACTTCTGACACAACAGGATTCTTCTGCTTCACAAAGCAAGGATCTTTGCAGCGGTATCGTACGTCTTTCGACGGTATTACACCAAACCAAACATACGACATTGCTGCTCAACAAGTCAATGATACGGACGTTTGGGTTAATGCTGTTGACAGTGTCACAGGAACAACTCTTGATGAACCATCGCTTCTCCCTTACCGTCGTGAAACTACTGACGGGAAATCAGGCGAGTGGGTGCAGGTTGACCTTGCACACGCACAGAACGTCATTTTCAACACAAACCCAAAGCGTAACAAGTATGAGATTGAAACGCGTGACAGTAACCGCGTACGCTTGATCTTTGGTGACGGTGAATTTGCTGACGTCCCCGCTGGTACGTTTGATATCTGGGCACGTACGTCATTAGACCAAGATATTGTTGTACCACAAGCTTCCGTAGTTAACACGCAATCATCTTTCACATACGTTGATACGTTTGGAAGGGCGCAAACGTTTACGTTTACGTACAGTCTGATCAATTCACTGCAAAATGCATCTGCATCAGAAGATATTGAGCACGTTCGTGTCACGGCACCAGCTGTGTACTATTCACAGGATCGAATGGTAAACGGTGAAGACTACAACGTATTCATGCTTCAAGATTCTTCAATTTTGAAGCTACGAGCAGTTAACCGTACTTTTGCAGGTGATTCAAAGTATATTCCGTGGCACGATGCGTCAGGAACATATGAAAACATCAAAATATTTGGTGATGATGGTATTTTGTATTTCCAAGATAGTGGAGATACAATAGCAACCCCTGTTGTGGACATTAGCGTACTAATCTCAACATACATTGAGCCACTGCTATCTTCAACAGACATCTATCTGCACATGGCAAGTGCAGGTGTTCCACTCCTGCAATATCGTCGGACATTTAACAACGATGAAAAGAATCGAATTACAGCTGCATTGACACCACCTCCAACCCCAGCCCAGATGGAGATGTACTACAACACTGTGACATATGATTGGCACGCAGTTAAAGTCAGTGATGACCCCGCAGTTGCCTTGGCACCGTACGGATGGGCTTCGGGTCAGTTTATTGCAGACCCATTGATTTTAGTCAACCAAGCATCGATCTTTGAAACACGGTATAACGTAACGCGTAATGCGCGAAGGTTGGTATTTGAAAGTCAAACAACTTCGTTTTGGAATACAAATAGTGCATCAACGGTGGTTGAGTATGATACCCTGCGTTCTGATGATGATAACATTGTGATATTGCAAGCAAATGTTAATTACAATCGTGACGGCATCCTTACAGAAAACTGGACATACAATGTATTAGGTCAAGAAACAGTTGACTCGGGCACAGAAACAGGACTTCCTGATGTGCATCGGTTGTCTCTGCTGTCACAAGACGTTAATGACGACGGTGTGCCTGATGACTTGGTAATTGATGATGAAGTCAATCACCGCGGCGTTGCTGACATTATGATGCCAAAGTATTAC